GTTTTTTTTCTTTTTTCTTCTTACCGGCTCTTAACATTTTAAAATCTTCACCAGTAATTTTACCATCTTTGTTTGCATCTAGTTTAGCTCTGCCTCCTAGATTAAACATTTTTCTAGTTTGTTTATTCCATCTTCTGTTTGACATTTTATTCTCCTATGAATTTTTACCATAAGCACGTCCTTTGCCTCTTTTGCAAATTCCGCCACCTTTTTTGTTTGATCTTTTTACAATATCTTTCATATCTTTGATATTTGCAAGAATTTCAACAACGTCATAATCGTCAACTTTATCTGAAATGACTCCTTTAGAAACTAGATCTTTATATTTTTTTTTATTCATTTTATTTTCCTTATTTTTTATTCATATTTATCACATCAGTTGCCTTAAGTCCATATATGGCAGCGACTACTGAAACCCAAAGTCCCACTATCCACCAAGGCATCTCTTGTAATTTTTGAAAATACAAGTCAATCTTTTCTTGCATCTTTTCATCTTCTGCAAAAACAGAATATGCTAACAAAAACAGAGGTGAAGAAATTGTCAAAAGTACAAATTCGTCCTTCCAGTCTGATTTTTGATTTTCTGCAATCTTACCACTAAACTCTATTTCTCCACGTTTCATTTTTTCAATGTGAAGAAGTTTAGCTTCTGACATTGCAACGTCAGCTGCTTTTTTATTCTTGTATATTTCTAGTCCAGATTTTAAACCTTGACCTAATAAACCCCAAGGAATCATAAAATTAGTACGCTTTTGATTTTCTATTTTTTTCTTTTAGTACTGCACCTTGACCTTTAACTTCCATTTCAGGTCCACCTGTACCAATGTAATTGAAAGCTTTGTTAGCAGTTGTTTTTGATCTTGGATCAATCTCAACTTGTTGCTCACCAACTTTTACATCTTTGATTTTATCTAGTTTTTCCATAATTAACCTCGTTTTTTACTTTTACCTGCCTCAGAAAGTGCAATCGCAATAGCTTGTTTACGACTTTTTACTTTTTTTGGACTTTTACCAATGTTGAGTTCACCTTTTTTGAACTCTTTCATCACAGTTTTAACTTTTTTCTGTGCTTTTGTCATCTTTTTTCTCATTTATTCGTTGCCTCCTCGCATTACTTTGATATTTGGCATCATACTACCCTGATTTTTCATCATTGAATCAGTACTTGGTAAAGTTTTACTCAAGATTGTCTTTTCAATTGATGTATCAGCACGTAATTTAGCTAATTCTTCATTTTGTTGAAGCTTATCATCTTGATTAGATTGATTCATCATTGCTTTCATCTTATCAAGATTCATTCTATCCTTACCTTCTTGCTCTTTTCTAAAGTTTTCTTGAGCTCTAAGGTCTAATTCTCTTGCTCTTAGTTTAGCAATTGGATCATTATCAAATTGAGAAGTTATTTTTTTCTCTTCTTGCATAAATTCTTCCATCATTTCAGCAATCAGTTGAGCTTTTCTAGCTTCAATTCTTTGAGTCATCATCATTACTTGCATTTGTAACTGTTGAGCCATCTGTGGATTCTGTTGCATCATCATTTGCATTTGTTGTAATTGAACTAATTCATCTCTGTATTCTAATTCAATTTGTTCTTGAGCCATTAAACTAATGTGTTCAAAAATATTTTTTTCTAATGAAGCCATTACCATTGGATTGTTTCTAGCCATATTAGTTGCCATAAAGTTTAAGTGAGCTGTAATATGTGCTCTATGATCTTGACCTGGAAATGCTTGAAACTGTCTTCCACCTAAAGCATCAATGTGTTCTAATGCTGGATCTTTTGGAGTTGGTTGCATAGGTCTAATTAAAACTTGATCAATATCTTTTACTCCCAAAGCTTCATACATATTTCTATATGCTTGATATAGATTATGCATTTGTGGATTTGAAGTTGCCAGTTGGAGTTCCGTTTGCGCAAGAGAAATACGCTGTGTTTGAGAAAAAATGTTAGGGTCAGCAACTGGCAATATATCTACACGATCATCAAAGTCAGATTGTTTTATTGTTCTTTGACCCCCAACGACATCATACGGATATTCTTGTGGTAGATATAGCTTGAATACTCTAGCTAAGATTCTAAATTCATTTTTCAAAGCCGAGTAAATTCTTTTATGAATAGCAGACATAGTTCTTGATCCTCTTTCAAGAAGAGCAACAGTTGTACCTACAGCTGCTTGTTGGTTGCCATCACCAACTTGTAAATCAGCAATCGAAGCAAATCTTTGACCTGCTTGAACGACTATACCCATTAAAGATAATAATGTTTGAGATGGTTCTTTGAATGGTAGCATCATGAAAGAATCTCTTAAGTTTCCTCCTGGTGCATCTACATCTCTAAATTCTCCTGGTTGAATAGATTGTGCATCATCTCTTATTCTAATACCTCTCATCTTAAATCCAGCAGGTAAATTAGATAATGTTCCTGCATCTAATAATTGTCTTAATGCAGTTGTTGCAGTTCTAGATAATCCTCCGATCATATGGATTAAACCAAATCCATAAAAACCTAAACCTGGTAAAAATTTGAAATGTACAAAGTATTGTATTTTCTTTTTCTTTGGATCACCTACTTCATAATTTCTTCTGATAGAAAGTATTTCTCTTGATCCTTCTTCTAAAGTTACAATGTATGGAATTTTAATTCCTGACGGCTCACCATCTTGAGGATTAACATCTTCAAAACCTTCTAAATCTAAATCAACATGACATTCTAATAAAGTAAATACATCTTCATCTTTTCCAGATTTAGTTATTCCTTCAAGTTCTCTTTCTTTTTTCTCAACATCTGTTTCTTTGTCTTGAGGTTTTCCTAAATCTACATCTCTATAGAAACCAGATACTTGTTGTTTTCTTAAATCGTTCTCTGACATTTTTACACGATGAATAATCGCTTCCGCATCATCTAATGAGGTAGCTGTATACGGAACGATTAAATCATCAGCAGGAACAAATTTGCTTACCGCTCTTTGTTCCATATCATCGTAATAGACTTTTTTGAAAGCAGAACCTGCTAGTGGCAGATTGAACAACATTTGATCAAATTCAGGTTCATATTCTTTCATTTGGTCCATTATTTGATAATTCATAAAATCTTTAACTCTACTTGCTTGTTGAGTTTTTTCTGGACTTGGTATTCCTAATACTTGAGTTCTTACAGGTCCATCGGCTGGTAATAATTCTTTATAAGCTAAAGCTTGAAATTGTGTAACCGCTTCTGCAAGTACAGGATGCGTTGCACCTGATGCACCAGAAAATGGTTCTGTTCTGTTATCGTATTTGAAACCTAATAAATCTAAACCTGTTGTATAAGTTCTTTCCCAATCTTTTCTAGAAGATGAGTAATCCATGTATTTAGAATTTAAATCAGAAGCTAATCTTCCTAATACTTCATCTGGTAAAAATTCTGCTAAGTTTGCATAATGCTCGTCACCACCTTCAGGTGATGCAGCTTTAGGATCTAAATTAATATCAACTGAACCATCTTCATTCTCTTGGACTTCAACATCTTCAGGTGCTTGTGATTGTTCTGTAACTTCTTCTACTACTTGTTCTTGAATCTCTTCTTGACCAGGTATCTCAAATTCTTTTCTAGGCTCGTTTGGTAGAGCTTTGTCTATGTTGTCTGCCATTTATTTTCTCCGTAATTTTAACTGTTTTAACAGTATTATAATTATAATTCAAGCCTTGACTAACCGGCCCAGATAGCGGTGGAATAGTTGTAGTTAATCTTCTAGGGGATAAAGGTTTCTGTTTCATCTCGTTGTCCTCTTATTTTATTTTTTAAACTTGCTATTCCAGCTGCTGCTTCTGGTCCAAGATTATAAGCAAGAGCTAATTCATCTGGAGATGTGTATCCCATCTCTGCAGCTTTTGCTACATCATAAGCTCCTGATGCCATAATCGCAGGACCTACAAATGGAATAATTGGAGCTGCTAATCTTAAAACAGGTTTTATAATTTGTTTTGCATATTTTCCATATTTAGCTGCTTTAGAAATTTCTTTTTCAAATGCCTTACGTTCTGTTCCAGACATATCTTTATAAATTTTACTTTCACCTTCAAGACCAGCAAAAGACATTTTATAATTACCTGCTTTGGGTTTAAATTCTCCACTATCAGGATCAACTTGAAAGTATCCAATCTGACCTTTGAACTCTGGTCCTAATTCTTCAATAGCATTTAAAACATTCTTTTTTGCTTTTCCGTTTAATATTTCAATTTGTCTTTTATAACCTTCAGGTTTTGTTCTAATTAATTCTTCTTGTTGTTCAGCAATAGATTGACCTATTCTATTATAATTTTCTAAATATCTATTCATACTTGCATCAATAGGTCCTGTTGTTTTAGTACCTGGAGGTGCAGATTCAATTAATGGATAGACGTGACTAAATTGAGTTCCTTTTTGTCCTTGTCCTAATAAAGATATATTACTACCTTGAACAGCTTTTATTTTATTTGATCTTGTAATGTTTGATTTATTTGGATCTTGTAAAACTGGTTTTCCTGTTGTTTTAAATTTTAATTCTTTCTTATATTTGTCATATTCTGGTCTAGTAATATATCGTATTTCATTTTTATTTGTTTTAGTATATTTACTTTCTTTATATAAATCTTTAGGAGTTCTTTCAACCAACTTACCTTTTTTTTCAATCATAGGAGCACTATCTATAGATGCCTGAACTTCTTCTAAAGTTCTAGGTGTACCCCATTGATTTTTACCTGTTGGATTTCTATTGGAATCTGAACCATCAGAAAAAGTTTTTCTAAATTTTAAAAATCCTTCTGGTTGTTCAGTTGCTGTATTATATCTAATACCTCCACTTAATCCTTCTCCATCTGTGTTATATTCTAAACCAATGTTTTGATCAAAATCAGCTTGTGTAAAATTAAATTCTGGGATTTTTACTTTTCCATAAGTAATGTCATCTACTAATTTAAGTTTTTCTGTGATTGGAATATTTAATCGTGCTCTAGCATTAATAAGATCCATTTCCTGACCTTTAGAAAGCTCTGCATTTATATCAACATAGTCTGTTAAACTGGTTGGTTCTCCTTTTTCTAGAAAATAAGACGAGATGTCCTTGGGCATTTTATTACCCCTATAATTTTGATTCAGCGATTGCTTGTTCTAAGAATTGTCTGAAAGACATTGGTTGTACACCCATCTCTTCCATTTCAAAAACATATTGCTTATACATTTCATCTAGATCATCATAACCACTAGCCATCTTAATAGATGGAGCTTTTCTTTTTGAAGCTGTTTCTTCTAAAAATTCATCTAATTGATCTAATTCTTTTGGAGTTAATTCTATAAGTGGCTTACCAAATAAATTCATAGCAGCATCATTTCTAGTTGCACCAATATCTGGTCCTGATGCCATCTTTTTTTCAAGACTCTTGATCCCTGAATCCTGAACCTGGTCTTCGGTACCTAGAGCTAGTTTGGTTCTTGTCAAACCACCCATCATCATTTTTAAATAATTGTCGTACATAATCTAATAATACACCTTTTGCTTTTGTTGTAAAGGCTCATCTTTGTAATCTTCTGGGTGATTAATCAATCCGCCTTGTCTAAATCGCATAACTGCTTGAGTCATAGAATCGACTAAGTCATCATGATCTCCGTATGGAAATGCTGCACACTCTTCAATAACTTCTTGTGCAAATTCCATATCGGTGGGCGCCCATATTCTCCCTGATTCAAACAGAGGAGAAACACTGTTAACTCTTGTATGTTTATCATTTCCTTTGCTCGGTGTAAAGTTTAAAACTGGTATTCCCATTTTTCTTAATTCATAAGTTAAAGGTAATCCTGAAGCTTTAGATTCAATAATTACTGTTTCCGGATTCCAGTAGCCGTATTGCTCAAGAGCAACTCTTCTTAGTTCAGGAAACTCATATCTTCCCTTCAATGCATCCAGGAGCATTAAGCAAGGTCCTGAATCTTCATCAGGTGTAAATACTCCCCATGTTGTAATAGCAGAATAATCGGCTGTTTGTTTTTTCATAAACGCTGTATCGTAAGATTGTATGACGTGTTGAAGTGGTGGAATATCTCCATCCCAGTTTTGCCACCATTCTCTTTTGATTAATGCACCTTCTTCACCGGTTGGGTTTTGCATATATTGTGCATTCCATTTTGATAATGGAATAGAAGCCTTAACTGCTTCTAAATCTTTTATGTTCCAATATTCCGGCCACAGGGGTTTTCCTGAAGGCATGATTGCAGGAAATTCTATAACTTCCCACTGATCTGCTTTAGGTTCTTTTTGTGCTTTGATTAATCTTCCTGTTAAATCTTTTTCATTCCATCTTGTCATTACAATTACAATTGTTCCACCTGGTTGAAGACGTTGACGTGGACCAGATGTATACCATTCATAAGTTCTCTCAAGAGCTTGAGCATTCATTGCATCTTGTTCAGTATGTGGATCGTCAATGATTAATAGATCGGCACCCCTTCCAGTAATTGCAGATCCAACACCGGCAGCATAATATTCTCCACCTTGTTGAGTTTCCCATTTACCAGCAGCTTGTGAATCTTCTTTTAATCTTGTTTGAAATACTTCTTTGTACTCTGGTGAATCCATAAGTTGTTTTGCTTTACGTCCAAACCTTACAGATAATTCAGTTGTGTTAGTTGATTGAATAATTTTTAATTTTGGATTTCTACCTACCATCCATGCTGGTAATAAATAAGATGCAAACTCAGACTTAGTATGCCTAGGTGCCATATTAATAATAACACGTTTTATTTTTCCATTTGCAATATCATTAAATTTTTTTGCAACATCTTTATGATGTCTACCTTCTACAAAATCTGGCCACACATGTTTTACAAAAGCCATAAAATCATTTCTGATCTGAGACTCTTTTTTCTTTTCTTTCCATTTAGCCATCACCAAAGCTAATTCTCTTTTTACATCAGGTGGTAGCTTCTCAAATTTTTTTAATTTATTAATATCCATAAAAGTGCATTCGAAAAAATTTTCTAAAAAATTTTTTCAGATATGTTTTGAATCCAATAAGTATTTTACGTCTTTAAGTATCTCAATCTTTGTCTAAATCCGTAACGTACGGGACCCCTTTTTTATTTATGTATAATTGATTATTGAGAAAATTGCAAATTTAGGATTGCGTTGGTACCTCTATGGCCTGCGACATTTTGTCGCAGGTCCATTCCTCAAACCACATAGGAGTTATGTGTTCGGTTACCGGGGTGCGACATATTGTCGCACCCTAGTTAATTTTCTTGACTGTGTTAATCTAACAACACCATATATTCTTTAGCAAAGTATTGTTTAAACCAATCTAGTCCCTTTCTTACTTTGTCCCACATTGGAGAACTACCCTCACCGTAGTTTCTGTCTGTGATACTAGCATTGTATTCATAGTATAATATGCCATCTCTAACTGCTTTAACAAACTGCGGCACCTCAATCGGTTCGCCTGAGAAATGGTTCTCAGCAATTACTTGGTTTGTACTTAAGAAACCAGATGGAATATTAAATGGCAATCTATAAAGCTTGCCGTTGTATTCTATGCTTTGTCTTATTTCTTTTGTCATTCTTTCTCCTTTGTTGTTTATGGTCCTATGATACCAGATTCCAGAACCCAGAACCATTGGACAAATTGTCGCACCTATATTCTATCAACTATTCTTTTTTCTGTATAAGTATGCGGCTCAGTTTCCCTAGTCTGCCAATTATAACTAGTTCCTTGAACCTTTCTTTCTATAACATCAATAGGAGTTTCCAAGGGCTCCGGTCTTGGTGCTATTGCACAAACTTCTATAAAATATTTATAAAAGAAATCATTATAGCAACCGGTACTACAAAAAACTGACCAAGGTCCATTGCGTTTGTACTCACTATCTAAAGTTATTTTTCTAGTTCTTAAAACTTTAGAACCTTTCACACCTCTTATTCTGTCTTGCGTTCTTTTTTCGTGGCAACTTGGTCCGTGGCACCAATTATAATCGCTCATATTTTTTTCCTTTCTGTTTTTGTTCTAGTTCCCAAAGTTTTCGGTCATAGTGTCGTTCCATTATGGTTGCGAGTATAAAAAACCCGCAACCAAAAATTATTAAAATTAATCCTAATAGGATTAATGCGTTCATTATTGTCATTAACTTATCCTCTCATTCTCTACATCATAAATTATAGAATAGTTTTTAGCTGTTCTATAATTCTGTGCGTCAAGGTCAAAGTAAGTTAATAACTTATGTCCTTGCTTAGATATCCATTGTTTGCATTTATCGTCCCACAAACCTTTTCTGAATATCCTTTGTTGGTCATACTTTTCTGCTTTCCAAGTGATTGCGAAAGTGTCATTGTTTTCTAGTTTCATTCTTTCTACTCCTTTATAGTTATGGGACTATCCTATAACAGAATAGCCCCATAGTCAAGTATTAATTTATAGCTTGGTTTAATTTTCTTGCTTTAAACTGTGCTATAATATCTGCCTTATTATTTTCTGCCTCATTGTCAGCTAACAAACTAGCTAACGCACTAGGATTATAAATAGACAAAGCCATACTACATTCTGTGTCTAAAATAGTTTCATTTAAAACCATACCAAGTTTATCGGCTAGTTCTTTTGCTTGGTCAAAATATTTATAAGATTTTAAACCAAGTTTAATTTTATCCATTTTAGATTTTATGTAATCGTGGAATTGCTCGTGGGTTGATACAACTTTCTCTTGCATAATTTTAAATTGATTTAAAATTTCATAAGTTTCATTATCAACTTTGAATTGTCGTTCCCCACAATAAGATGACCCTATGACCTCGATATTATATCCATTATCCCAATCATCTCTTATCATAGAGTTTTGTTTTCCACTCCCACTACTTTGTGATCTATAACCGAAATACTTTTCTACTTCATTTTCCGAATTATAGTAGCTAGGACTTCTCTTTCCACTTTCTGATTTATGAGAATAGTCTGGGTCTAACTTACTTGCTCTTAATTCTTTATCAAAATAAGAACACGCAAAGTCCCTATTCAAACCAAAATCAATATTAATTGATTTTGTGTCTGCCTCGCCCTCATCATTAATCGTAGGTGTTTGGAAATTAAAACAATGGTCATTAAAAATGTCCCCACCATTATTTCCATACTTTGATATCATTCTTTTAATTGTATCAACATCTTCTTGTGGTTGATGTTTTCTTACAATTTGATGACACAAACTATGTATTTTATCTTTATGTTCATCAAAGTTTGATATTGCATTTAGCCAATCTTGTCTGGCTTTGCTATCTTTATTTCTGAAAAAATTTTCAAACTCATTAGCGAGTGAAATTCTTTTTTCAGCATTTAGTTTTATTTTATTTGTCATTTATGCTACCTTTGTTTGTGTTACTTTATCTACAAATGAAACGATTTGATAACAAACTTCATTATCATTATTAATAGTTTCAAATGCCTCTTTTTTCTTTATTGCAGTATGATAATCTATTTCATAACTTTTTACAACAAAAAGATATTGTCTTTCTGTTGGAAGATTATCAAACTTTTTTCTTTCTACTATTAGATACATATTTTACTCCTTTGTTATATTCCTATTTTATCAAAAAAATTTTTTTAAAATAATATGACAAGATGTCGCACCTGCGACAATTTGTCCAAAAATAATACTTGAAGTCAGGATTGTCCTATGATATAATGAAATTATAAATATAGGAGACAGATATGTTTGATTTAAATAAATATGAAGTTCAAAAACAACTTTATAATGAACCATCACTCGAAGATTTAGATGAGTATGAGCCTTTTACGTATGGACCAAAATTTCTTTATTTTGGGTATTTAAAAAATGCCTGCGACAATTTGGACGATATCATTAATAATGATTAACTGATATTATTCCATACAGGCTCCTGGGGTATGAGCCTTGATAATAACTACCCCACTTGAGCCAGTAACTCGCTCGTAAGACGAATTCGCAAGATATCGGTCTAAGATAAGTGGGTTACTGGGTCAAGGTGCCCAAAACTTCAATTCGACGGAATTGAAACGAACGCGCGTATAGATATGGACTGGGACGCGACTTGACCAAACTTGAGCCCTGGTTCATCAGGTTGGAGGTAAACCTAGGCAACTATGATGATGGACCTGGGGTCAAGTTTCAAGCAGGAGCTCTGGCTAGAAATAGTTTTAAGATGTTGCTTAACTTGGCCAAGCATCAAGCATCAAGCGCCAAGCATTGAAATTTAAATTTTAATGCTTACATTGATGTTTAGAAATAAATACAGGAGTAAAACTATGTTAGAAATAAGACACGAAGATATAATGTTTGATGAAGACAGAAGTGATATGGAGGCAATTGAAAAGAAAATTGCTTCAATGCAATCTGAGAATTTGAATGCATTAGAAGAGCAGCTGCCGGATCTACATCGGGATACCATTCACGATGAAGTTACGGGAATGATGCAGGATGCTTCAAAAGAAGATCTAATTAAAATAGCTAAAATTTTAATTAAGGCTGAAAGACGTGGCCTATAGAATTAAGCACAATGATTTGTCGCACTGGTTCCTCCGGGACCAGTCGACTCTTCCGAGGTCCTATGTTGCCAGCTGCAGGAAGTTCTTTCAAGAGTTAAGCGTCAAGCATCAAGCGTCAAGCAACAAGCTGCGACAAAATGTCGCGCGTCAAAATGTACAATGTTTTGTACCTGGTAAGCGTGTTAAAAATAGATTCAAAAGAAAAATTTAAAAAACAAACAAAGGAGTAAATCATGAACACAACAGAAGCGTTAAAACTGGTTGGAGGCCTGAGCAAGCCTTCAAAGATGCCGGGCTGGGCGTATGGCCTACCTGCCAAAGAATGCAAGACTGGCTCTAAGCTGGTGAAGGTTAAAGGCAGCACCTGCGAGGGCTGCTATGCCCTGAAGGGTTGTTATGTATTTAAAGTTGTGCAGGAAGCACAATACAGAAGACTAGCAAGCGTCAAGCATCCACTATGGACCGGGGCCATGGCTCTTCTAATCAATAGTAAAAAACAAAAATATTTTAGATGGCATGACTCTGGAGATGTACAGGACGAAGCGCATCTCCTGAAGATTTTTGCCGTGTGCAAGCTCACACCAGAGACGCAGCACTGGATGCCAACGAGAGAAGCCTGGGTTAAAAAATTTTTGCCACAATGTCCTGATAATCTAGTTATAAGATTTAGCATGCCAATGGTGGACCAAGAGCCATCCAGATCCTGGCCTAACGTGTCAACTGTGTCGACAGGTGACAAACCATGGTTTGGAGCTAGCAGCAAGATGTGCCCAGCGCCTACTCAAGACAATGAATGCAAAGACTGCAGGAGCTGTTGGCAGCCTTCAATCTGGAATGTAACATATGCCCAGCACTAAGCGCAGCCCCCTGGCTCCGGAATTCTGTAACAGTCTTCAGGGCGTAGATCCTGAAGACCTCCACAGGTTTAACACAACAACGTTTATTAATAATGCCAGCGTCAAGCCTAAAGCATCAAGCGTCAAGCACAAGCAACCTGAAGCCGGAAGCGTCAAGCACAAGCCGTAAGGCTCAAGCATCAAGCGTCAAGCGTCAAGCTTTAAGCAACAAGCTCTAAAAATTTTTCGATTTCTTTCCAGCCCTGAACCTTGGGTGCCAGGGTCAAGCCTCCGGATACAAGCTCCCGGATACAGGAGCCTTCATAAAGTTTTGGAACCTTGCTTAAGGCATCAAAAACTAAGATGAAAGTATTAAGTGGATGCTTCACGTGAAAGCCAATTTGATGTGGGGAAAAACGTATTTTGTTTGTTGATGTAACTTTAAGTTCTAAAGTAAAAAAGTGATGGTTATTATTATAGACCAATAGATCAGGAGTACCGGGTACACTAAGATTTTCCAATCTAATGAGGCTAAATTTTGTAAAATTTTTCTTAACTTGTCCATAGAATTTTGTCTCTGGTTTCACTTGTTTTTTAGGTTAACAGACTAACCAATTTTATTTAAAACTTTACCCATATTCCAGGTTTCAGCTTGAACAGTAAAGACTAATCTGTGTGATTCTCTGTGACCTATTAGTTTATTTTCCATTAAACGTAAAGAAGAAATATCATAAAACTTTCCATCAGGAAGACATACTTGAACACGTGCGTTTTGAGCTGCACCGTGTTGCATCATCTTATCCAGTACTTGTCTTAGCATTTTACCTTGCATAATTTCTAGTATTTTAAGTTGGCACCCAGTATCCACTATAAATAGTTTCGTAAGCCGATGCCAACTAACAAACAAAGAGTCCGCTGTTATTTGATTAACAACTATTGATATATTATCATTGTTGTGGTAAAAATCAAGACCATATAATAGGACAAAATGTCGCATATGAAAAAGGAAAAATGGGATGGTAGATCAAGAATATCTACTGAAACATATAAAAAAAATTGGAATGATATCTTCGGAAAAGAAGTAACAGTTAAAGATTTAAAAAATGTTTTAACTGAAGAAGAATGGACCAATAAACTTTTAAACAAAAAGAAAAATGGGACTACCAAAAAAGTTAACCGAACAGCAAATTAAATTTGCAAACATATTAATAGCTGAAGAAGGAAGAAAGACAGCTACTCAGTGTGCAATAGAAGCTGGTTATGCAAAAGAATCAGCAAGACAAGCTGCAAGTAAATTACAAAATCCAAAATTATATCCACTAGTAGTAGCTTACATTGGAGAGTTAAGAGCTGAATGGCAAAAGAAATATGAAGTTACATTTGGTTCACACGTCACAGAATTAGCAAAATTAAGAGATGAAGCTAGAGAAAAGAAAGCGTGGTCGGCTGCTGTAAATGCAGAAGTTGCGCGAGGAAAGGCGGCTGGATTATACATTGAGCAAAAAATAATACGAACAGGTAAATTAGAAGACTTATCGACAGAAGAATTAGAATCCAGAATGAAACAGATAATAGAGGATTACAGTCCAATACTCGAAGGAGTAGAGATTGAGGAATTAGTAGATAAAGTAAGAGAACAGCCAAAAGAATTATCAGACTCATCGTTAGATTAAAATTTTTTCTAATTTTTTAATACATCCAATTGGATAAACATTTCTATCACTAAACACTTCATCATTGTTATCATAACTTGCAAATGTTTTTAAAACTTTATTATCTTTGTAATAAACATATGCGTGTGTAGTCATTTCAGCAGTTTTCATTTTATCAAATTCTTCTACTGTTGCGTGACCACTATCGCCTAAGATATCTAACCAAGTAATTTTATAAAAGTAATATCGTTTTTTATTTATTACTACGTTTCTATATTTGGATTTTTTGGCAATCATATCTATATTTTATACTCATTTGGAACATTGTAAATTGTTAAATAATTATTGGTATTATTGATTAATTTACTATCTATAGTAACTTTTTTTATCATTTTACTTTTTTTAAAAAAATCAAAAAAGGTAGCTTTTATTGGGTATTTCGTAATTTGTTCTAAACGTTGGAACAAATTTGGAACAAGAAAATCGTCTAAAAGTGTTGGTATAAAACAATAATAGCATTTTGATGGTCTGTGTTCCATGTTCCAGAGGTAAAATTTTAAAAAAAAATTTTTTGCAAAGGGGTAAAAAAAGTTACTATGGTGGAACAAATGACCCCCGAACCCGGATGCTTGAACCCTGATGCCTGATTCTTGGCTCATTTACGCCGTTTTTTTGCCTAATTGATTATAATATTGATCTACTCTTCGTAACCAATCCCACATATATCTTTGAAACTCGCCACCAGATACAATAAATTTTTGAAAATAATTATCTTTCGTACACATCAAGATAGTACCACTATTAATATTAGTATCATAGACTTGATTATGAGCCGTAGCATACGCTGCAAGTTGTAAGAAATAGTCAGTTATCCAT